AGCAGATGATGCGTGTCGCTGGCGCTGAGTATGTCCCGGTAGATCCCAGATCGTGGAATGTCACGATGGATGTCACGGTTAATGTTGGCTTGGGAACTGGCAGAGAAGAGCAAAAGCTGGCGGCGCTGATGCAGGCATTCCAAGTGCAATCACAGATCATGCAGGCATACGGGCCGGGTAACGGCATTGTCTCTCTGACTCAGATCCGCAATACCCTTGCAGATATTCTTGCGTTGAATGGCATCAGAAACAGTACGCGCTACTTCAACCCGATGAATCAGCAGATTGAGCAGCAGATGATGATGCAGCAACAGCAGGCCGCTCAACAACAAGGCCAGCAGGCTGACCCACAAGCGCAGGCGTACTTGCAGGCGGAGCAGATGAAGGCGCAGGCCAAGGCTCAGACAGACATGGCTAAGATGCAGGCGCAGATGCAGAAGGATCAGTTTAAACTGCAGCTTGATGCGCAGAAGGCTGCTGCAGATGATGACCGCGCGCGTGATAAAATGGATCAGGATTTGCTGATTAGTGCTGCAGAGATTTTGGGCAAGTACGGCACTGCCGTAGATGTTGAGCGTATTAAGCAGATGCAGGCTGTGCCTAGATGAGCATAAAGGATCGTGCGACTGCTGTTAGGCGGTTGCAGCGCGATGACGGGTTTAATGGCCTAATCGCAGACATTAAAAAAGATCAGGGCGATATCTTTTTTAACCCGCACTCTTCATTTGAAGACCGGGAAGACGCGCACCAGATTATTAGGGCGCTTATGAAGATCGAAGATCGTATGGCCCAAATCCTACAGGATGAGGCGATCTACGATAAAAAACGCAAATGAGGACTCAGTACCGTGGATACGACTGAACTTGATAGCTTTGAAAGCGCCGTAGAAGGTTTACTAGCCCCGCAACCAGAAGCCCAAGAGGTGGAGGACGAGGCAGTTGAAGAGGACGAGGCCGAAGTAGAGGCTGAGTTTGAAGAAGTGGAGTCAGACAATGACTCCGAAGAAGAGGACGAATACGAAGACACTGATGAAGCGGAGGCTCCGGCCCCTGAGCTATACACCGTCAAGGTTGACGGCAAGGAAGAGCAGGTAAGCATAGATGATCTCAAGCGAGGATACAGTGGTCAGAAGTATGTCCAAAAGGGTATGCAAGAAGCCGCCGCCATGCGTAAGCAGGTGGAAGAGGTGTACGCAAACCTTTTAAGTGAGCGCCAGCAGGTTAGCAACCTGTTGCAACACGCACAGAGCGGTCTGCCACAAGCACCACAGGCTCCATCAAAAGAGCAGTTTAATAGCGACCCCATAGGCTATATGGAAGCGAAGCTGCAATACGATGAGGCCAAGGCGGAATATGATGGGCAAATCCAGCAGCTACAGCAAGTGGCTCAACAACAAGGACAAGCCCAACAGGCCGCACAGCGCGCTTATTTAGAGCGTGAGATGGAAGCGTTAAAAACTTTAGTACCAGAGTTTGCCGAGCCGGACACAGCCGCTCAAGCCCGAGACCGTCTTGTGACGATGGGCCAAGAGTTTTACGGCTACGATCCGAATGAAATTGGTGCGGTGATGGATCATCGTGCAATCAGAGTATTGCATGACGCCATCAAGTACCAAGAGCTAATGCAAGGCAAGCAGAAGGCCGTTACCAAGGCGAAGCCAAAGGCGACTCGCACGGTTAAGGCTGGCGCTAAGAAGACGCGATCCAACGCAGACGCCGAGCGACAAACTCGACAAAAACTGAAGAAGAGCGGAAGTATTGATGACGCTCTATCACTAATCCTTAAATGAGGTAATTAATCATGGCACAGCCATCCAACACCTTTGACAGCTATGATGCTGTCGGCATCCGGGAAGACCTTTCCGATCTCATCCATGACGTATCACCCGAAGATACGCCGTTTTACTCAGCCTGCGCTAAAGGCAAGGCTCGCAACACATACCATGAGTGGCAAACAGACGCACTGCGCTCATCAGCAGCCAACGCGCACGTTGAAGGTGACGCAACTACTGCTGAAGCTCGCACTGCTACTACCCGCTTGGGCAACTACACGCAAATCTTCAAGAATGCGGTAATCATCCCCGGCACTGACGAAGGTCTTGATAAGGCCGGTCGTGCTAAGGAAATGGCTTACCAAACTCTGAAGATTGCAAAAGAGCAGAAGCTGGACATTGAGAAGGCTTTGTTTGCTAACAACGCTCGCGTTGCTGGCAATAGCTCTACTGCCCGTGAGCTTGCTGGCCTTCCTTCATGGATCGTCACCAACATCGACGAGGCTGGTGACGCTACTGCGGCTACTGGTGACGGCACTGACGCCCGCACCGACGGTACTGCTGCGGCTTTCTCTCAGACCCGTTTTGACGGTGTAATGCAGTCAATCTGGGAGTCTGGCGGCAAGCCCGACACGGTGTACCTGACTGCGGCTCAGATGAATGTTGCCCTTGGTTTTGCCGGTAACAACAATCAGCGCAGCAACATCACCGCTGAAGCTGAAAAGGTCATCAAGCACATGAGCGTATACGTTACGCCTTGGGGTACGGTTAAGTTTGTACCTTCCCGGGAGCAGCGTGGCTCTGATGTCTTTATTGTTCAAGACGATATGTTTGCGGTTGGCGTACTGCGTCCTACCAAGAACGAAGCCTTGGCGAAAGACGGCGACTACGAGAAGCGTCAAGTTCTGACTGAGCTTACTTTGGTCAGCAAGAACGAGAAGGCTTCTGGCGCAGTTTACGACTGCAGCTAATCCTGATGGGGGCTTCGGCCCCCTTTTTCCATTGGAGGCTATGTGAAGAAAAAAGAAACATTTGTTGACCTTGGCGGCACCAAGTTCGGCATATATACAGAGTATGACAACACCCCATACCTAGAGCGTAATCAACAGTTGCGATCTTCTGGTGTTGGCAAAAACGACATGCTATCTGACTCATGGTATGTCGGAGATATTCCCATGCACGTTCTCGCCCAGTGGATGAAGGAGGAGCGGGTGTCTTGGGAAGATCATGACGGGATGCAGAAGCTAATCATCAAAAAGTTGAATGATCCAGACTTTAAAAAACTAAGGATTGTGGAGGGCAGGATATGAAAGTGGGCTTTTCTTTGGCGTTGGTTGCGGCTCTAAGCGGTTGCGCCTCAAGCACCAGTCAATATTACGAAGCGGTACAGGCCGCAGCGCAGGCTAATGCAGCCGCATCTCAGGCAAAATATGACGCACTTGCTGCCATTGCATCCTCTGGTGACGGACAAGCTGCCAGCGCTGCTGTGATGGCTCTTGCGCTAACTCAGACGCCAACTATCACCCCGGTTCCACAACAGTCTCAGGCGTTACAGTGGGCATCTATTTTGGCGACCCCGGTTACTAGCTTGGGCATGATGTGGATGCAGGCAGACTCAGCAAAGACGATGGCTAAGTACAGCGCAGACGTTGATCTGGCCCGCATTTCTGCGGATGCCACCACCCAGCAGTCGCTATATGGGTCGTTCGTTAGCATGGGTGAGGTCGCAGGCAACATTGACTATACGCCATTCGTTAATGGCATGGTTGATCTTGGAACTGCTGGCATTGATGGCGCGGTAAATCTAGGCACTGCCGGGTTTGATTCCAACGTGGCCCTCGGCACGGCTGGGATTAACGGGGCTGTCACCTTGGGTACTGCTGGGTTTGACTCTAATGTAGCCCTCGGCACGGCTGGAATTGATGGCGCTGTAAATCTAGGAAATGCCGGAATTGATGGCGCTGTAAATCTAGGAAATGCGGGTATTACTGGGATAACCAATGTAAGCACAACGGCATTCGGCACCTTGCTTTCGCTTGATGCTGGCAATAACGCGCTGATGGATGGCGTTTGGTTAGACTACACCACGGCAATATCTGAGATCATGAAAAATGTTCCGCAGTTGAAGTGTACGGTTGTCAATAATGCTGACGGCACTTCATCAGTAAACTGCACCCCATAACGGAAGAGCGTAATGAATCGTGAATCACTCAAAGACGAAGTTAATCGAGTCATTGCTGGTGTTAGGAGTGATATCCACACTGCTGTTGCCCGTGTTGATGGTTTTCTCTATACCGTTCGAGTAGATGTTAGAATACGTTTCAGGAAAGCAAAGAAAGCCGTAAAGCAGGCATGGCATGAGGTGTGGCGGTAATGGATCAAGCGTTAATCAATACGATTATTTCATTAGCCGCTGGCGCATACGGGCTTGTCTTAAAGAGCATGTGGGATACGATTAAAAGCCTTGACCATCAGGTAGGGGCTTTGCAGGTATCTGTAGCGGGCGAATACTTAAAGCGCGAAGAGTGGAAGGATGACATGCGGCGGCTTATGGAAAAGCTGGATTCTATCGATGAGAAGCTAGATAAAAAGGCTGACAAATGAAGGCTATATTATTCAGCCTGCTGTTGCTCACTTCTTGCGCGGTAGTGACAAGCAATGATCCCGAATGGCAGTGGCCCCATGATTGACCTGTTGGTTGGCCCTGTATCTAGCCTGCTAGATAAATTTATTCCTGACGCCGACGAACGCAATAGGCTTGCCCATGAAATCGCCACAATGTCTGAGCGACACGCGCATGAAATCTCAAAAGCGCAATTGGCGGTTAACCAAACAGAAGCCGCGCATAAAAGCCTTTTTGTCGCAGGCTGGAGACCGGCTGTTGGCTGGGTTTGCGTTATGGGGATGGCTTGCAACTTTCTCGTTGCTCCTGTCGGTAATCTTATTCTTCGCCTTAATGGATCTGATATTGAAGTTCCGCTAGTTGATCTTCAAACCATGATGCCTGTCCTCATGGGAATGCTCGGGCTTGGCGCAATGCGTACTTATGAAAAAGCCAAGGGCGTCCAGAGAGAAAAATGAGTTATTTCTCTGACGATGAATTGCGCTGCCAGTGTGGCTGCGGTCAGTTGAAGTTTGATGACGATGTGCGCGACAAGCTGGATGTGTTGCGCGAACTGATGGGTATTCCTCTGCCGGTGACATCTGGATATAGATGCCCTGACCATCCTATTGAGGCTCGCAAAGAGTCTGGCCCGGGGGCGCACTCTACCGGGCTTGCTGTTGATATTGGAGTGCAAGGCAAAGACGCGCACAGGCTTATTGCTCTCGCTATGATGCATGACTGCCCAAGAATTGGCATTAATCAAAAGGGCAGCGGAAGGTTCATCCACCTTGATTGGGACTACACAAAACCCAACCCCACCATCTGGTCATACTAACCGTAGCTTTTTGCTACACATAACGCACACAAAGCTGTACACATCCACAAAACTGTGTATACTAACCTCTGTTGTTCATCACTACGGAGGTTGTTATGAACCCATTACCAGAAAGCAGTCACGATGCCGCCAAGGCAAAGCTCAACGGAGCGAGGCAGTTAGTCGCCGAGATCGTTGACATCATTCAGGAATCAATTGAGCAAGATTCCGACTTCCAAAGAACCATAGACCGCGAGCGATCCTCGCAGCAGTGGCAGTATTTCGATGGCTTTTTAAGTGCCAGAAGGCTGGATCTCGACCATGTTCAACGTCTGCGTAACTTTCTTCGGGAGGAGTTGTGATGATTGCGATATGGATTGATTACGAGCCTATTTCTGAGTATCAGCAGATTGTAGACGGCGCTCGCATCATTGACGTTGAAGAGTGTGGGTGCTGGGTGATGGCTGACCCTTCAGACATTGACGCTCAATATGACATCAATGGTGGTTGCTACATGGATGAGGCGTGGGGCCAACGCATTTTGGTGGAAGAGGTTGAGTACACCGTCCATAAATGCACTTGGTTCAGCCACAAAATTCTGAACGCTGATGATGTTGTTGAGACGTTGGAGGAGATGTATGCCTGAGCTAGATCGGGAGTTGCAGGAGTATGTTGATTCATACTACAGGAACAGGCCGTTATTCGATGTGAGCGATTTTGTGCAGGGCTGGCATGACTGCAAGGAGGGAGAGCCAGCGACGGTAGAGAGCAGGGCGTATGTCGCCGGGTACGGTGCGCGCTATTGGTTTGAGCAAGAGCAAGATCGGAGGACGATGGTATGACAGACGGAGTAGTAAAGATTCACGGTCGGGAGTACAAGACCGTTGCGTTAAGGGTGGCGGAGTTCAAGGAGCAACATCCAGAGTGGTCTATTGTGACCGAGCTTGTATCCGCTGACGATGAGACTGTTGTTATGAAGGCGCTGGTGCTAGATGACTGCCAGCGAGTGAGAGGGACAGGCTATGCAGAGGAGAAAAGGTCGGCATCTAAGATCAACAAGACAAGTGCTATGGAAAACGCGGAAACGTCAGCAATTGGCAGAAGCCTCGCTGCGTGTGGTTTCGCGGGGACAGAGTTTGCTAGTGCAGATGAAGTCGCCAACGCCATCGCACAGCAGAACATCGACGAGCAGGTGAATGCTCAGATGGAACGCCTCTTGGCGCATAATAATGCCGTGAGGGAAAACTGGGACACAGTGTCCTACATGAAGTCTGCGTTTCTGGAAAAGGATGCGCTTGCATTCGCAGAGGCGTGGCTTGAGATTGAGAGCGATCAGGTTAAGGAGGCGCTGTATCTCGCTCCAAGCAAGGGTGGTGTTTTTACCACCGAAGAGAGAGCGTACCTACGCTCAGATGAAGTTAATTTAGCTAGAAAGGAAATAGTAAATGGATGAGTTAATCGGGGGGTTGTACCCTAAGAAGCGTGATGGTCAGCCTGACTTTGTTATCGGCAAGCTGTCAATCAACGTAGCGCAATTCCGAGAGTGGATGGCTGAGTATTTGAAGGCCAACCAAGGTTCTGAGTGGATAAACATTGATATGTTGGTCAGCAAGGCCGGAAAAGGCTATGCGAAATTAGACACATGGGAGCCTGATAAAAAGCAGGAGCCTGAGTCTTCCGAAGATATCCCGTTTTGAGGTGAAAAGAATGGATGTAGGTAAACGCATCCGGGAGCTGCAAGATCAGCGCGGGGTTTCTACCCGCGCACTTGCCCGGATTATGGAGGCGCACCCGAATCAGGTTGTGCGCTGGAGGAATGCAAAGACCGTCAAGGTCAGCGTTGTGGAGGATTTTTGTGCAGCCCTAGAGGTAGAGTTGCCGGATTTCTTTAATGACCATGAGCCGTTATAGGAGGGGGCTATGTCAGCAAGAGATATTTTGGAGCGAGTCCAGAAGTATCGAAAGTCAAAAGAGGGTAGCTGGATTGCAACTTGTCCAGCACATGATGATCTAAGCCCGTCACTTTATATAACCGAAAAAGATGACGGCAGGGTGTTGATCCATTGCTACGCTGGCTGCGGCGCATTGGACGTTCTGGCGTCTCTGGGGCTTGATTGGGATACCCTATACCCTGACACTACCCAGCACTTTAAATCGCCCAGAAGGCCGCCTGCGGAGTCTCTGGAGGACTTTGTGGTTGAGCTTGCAGAACACGCCAAAAAAACCGGACAATCGCTGTCCCGGGAAGATAAGGCGCGGTACGCCTTAGCACTAAAGCGCGGCGGCAAGCCAAACCAGTTTGTGGACAAAGTATTTAAGGGGGCGACGGGTGAAGTGGGTAAAGCACGATACTGATGCACATAGGGACGCAAAGCTGCGGAAGCTGATGCTGGACTATGGCATGGAGGGATATGGGCTGTACTGGTACTGCATTGAGCTAATAGCTGGTGACGTTAGCGCAGACAAGTATACCTTTGAGCTAGAGCATGACGCGCAGATAATCAGTCATGACACCGGGATCTCAATTACCAAGGTAAACGAGATCATGGCGAGGATGGTTGACTTACAACTCTTTGAAAGTGACTTAGGTGTAATTACATGCCTTAAAATTGCCAAAAGGCTAGACTCATCAATGACAAGCAACCCTGATATGCGTAAGCTAATCAGTAGGTTGCGGGACTTTGGTGAAGAAGACTCTACCAAAAGTCATGACCCTATCATGATGGAGTCATGCAAGAATAGATTAGATAAGAATAGAATAGAAAAGAAAGGGGCCAAATCTAGTCGATTTGTCCCGCCGTCAGTGCAGGAGGTTGAAGAGAAATGCAAGGCTAGTGGATACCTGTTTGTAGACCCGGAGAGGTTCGTTAATTTCTATGCGTCGAAGGATTGGTATGTTGGGAAGAACAAGATGGTGAGTTGGCCTCACGCTCTAGGCAACTGGAATGCCAGCGAGAAGAAGCGTCAACGAGGCAAAGCAAATTCGGAGTACATGGTATGAATAGAATCCCACGGAGGGAGGTTGAGGACTTTACGGACAAGGACTTGCAGGAGATTTACGCGCAGGTTGAGGAGCTTGACGTTGTTGGTATTGACGCATTTAAGGACGACTTCCTTGATAGCATTAGCGTCAAGACGGAATCCTATGGTACGCCATTACCTTGGCCCAACACTGACGACAAATTGCGACTCCGAGATGGTGAGGTGTCTGTTTGGGCTGGGATCAATGGGCATAAGAAAACGACACTGCTTAGTCAGATCCTAGTTCATGCAGCACAGCACCACCCGGTGGGCTTGGCTTCGTTTGAGATGCGCCTACAAGACACCGCAAAGATGATGTGCAAGCAGGCGGCGGCGGTTGACGTTGTTGCCCGGGAGTTCGCAGAGGACTTTATTGAGTGGAGCCGTGGCAGGATCTGGTGGTACAGGGCTTTAGGTTCTGTGACGCCACTACAGGCGCTGGGTTGCGTTTCGGCGATGGCAAAGCGTGGGGTAAAGCTGGTGGCGCTGGATAATCTGCAATTCATGGGGGTGACAGATGACTCCGAGAGGGAGAGGCTGTTTTTCAATCAGTTAATTTCTTTGGCCGAGGCTCTGAAGATCCACATTGCTGTTGTCCACCATGTGAGAAAGCCGCAACAGGGCGGTGATGAGTATGTGCCAACCCGCTTTGACGTTAGGGGTGGCAGCACTATCACCGATCAGGCGCATCTGCTGTGCATTACATGGCACAACAAGATCAGGGCTACAGCAAAGCGCAAGATGGAAGACGGCTTTTCTTTGACCGAAAAAGAGGCTCTGCAAATTGCGGAGGGGGTTGACCAGCGGCTTATCGTGGCGAAGCAGCGACACCATAACTGGGAGGGAACGCTGGCGTTATTTGACGGCCCGGGGCAGACCTTCAAGCGGTCAGATGGGGCGAACAACATCAGGGTTGATATACCAAGGAGGCAAAGATGAAATGGGAATCTGAGCAAGTCGGCGGCAGTCACTACAAGACAATGAAGATTCAGCCTCTGGAGTACGCGCTAGAAAATGGTCTAGGCGTATGTGAACACGCGGTGGTCAAGTATGTGTCCCGGTGGAAGACAAAGGGCGGCATACAGGATCTTGAGAAGGCGCGGCACTACATTGACATTTTGATTGAGCGGGAGTCGAAACGGTGCAGGTGAGGCTGAAGCGGTCTGAGTTAGCTGTTGCGGAACAGGCTTCACGATTACGATGGCAGCTTGCCCGGGCCAGTGGTGTTGAAAACAAAAAGGTTGATATTACCCGAAGCGATCAGGATCTTGACCTGCTTGGTATTTGCTCTGAGATAGTTGTGTCTAAGGTTCTTGGGGTTGACTTCAATGCCAGTGCGCTAGGGATTGATTCTGGTAACGATATATTTGTTGACGCCGGTGAGAGCGAGCTTTGCATACAGGTGAAGGGGACGTTCACAAGGAAAGGGAACTTGTTATTTACTAATCATGAAAAATTTGCGTGGGACGCTGCGGTGCTGGTCTGCAAGACGGACTCAGATGACCGCTACGATATCGCCGGCTGCATTAGCAAAGAGAAAGCCTGTCAGGTTGTAGAGCGCCGAGATCTGGGGAAGGGGGAGGGGTATTTTATACCAAGGGAGAAGCTGTCTGGCATTGGTGATTTGATGGAGTTTATTGCAACGCGGAGGTTTGCATGAGTGAGTTTTGG